ATTAACTTAATAGTTCCCACAATAACCACTGTTAGTACCGTATATACAACATATCTTTGATTATTCTCCAGCTTTACGACCTGATCTTTCACATTCTTCACATCATCATTCGTAGCGTAAGTCTTAGTCAGATTTTCATATTCTAACTTCTTATAGATGCTACGCATCTCTTGTTTGATATCATTCTTCAAGGTATCAAATTCTCCTCGCATATATTTTATGTCTCGCTGTATTACGTCTAAATCAGTCATGCTTAGTTATCTCTTAGTTCGTACTGAATCAGTGTCATCAATATCATACGTCTTCTCCTGCTTTGATACGTTGTCGTATTGTAAAGTTGCCATGATTCATAGGATTACTCTGCGAACACTGGATAAGCTTTAAAGTCGCTACCGTCATAAATTACATGCAATATACCCCCTGCTGCTGACACATAGTCCCCTGAACCGGTAAGTAAGATTGAAGCATAATCGCCAGCACCAGCTTGATTATCTTTAACAGTCACTACTCCATCAAACTGTAGGAAGAAGTCTTCACCACCGTAGAAGCCTATATCACTAATCCGGTTAATTTGAGTTGTACCAGTAACATCAAAGAATTTACCAGCCAACGGAATATCAACATCATTCGTACTAGCTATATCTACTCCTTTCCCTTTTCTCTCAATATCACTTACNATCTCCCAAAGTCCTTCTTCATCCTCTGCTACCCAAACAGATTGTATTACTAAAGTTTCACCTGCTCTAATCATATCTAGGGAAGTCTCACCCTCTATACCAATTAAATCGTTCTGAGCTACATTAGGAGTGACTGTTAATTTATTATCAGGAGCGAAACTAATATCGAAATCATGAATAATAATTCTCTGTGACCGCTCACTAATTGCTGGTAAATTTAAAACTCCATCAGATTCAATCGTCATCAATAAAAATACATCACTAATTCGTGTAATAGTATACGGCATGTCTGCCTCCTGTATGTCGAAATGCGTCATACTCTTCGATACGTCCTCATATAATGTTGTAGCCATAGTGTAATTAAATTAGATAGTTATTGAGTCTGCTGTTGCGGCTACTATTGCCTCAAGATTAAATCCTGCAAAAACTGGATAATATAAAGTCGGTTCACCTTTCGTTGTTGGCGTAATATTAAAGGTCAGTACTGAATTCTTTACGCCTGGCCAATCATCTTCTCCTAAGAATATCCATTCATTCACTTGCTGGTCTGATAGCGTCCCTAATGCACCAGATAACACGATGTCAAATGTGATACTTGCACTACCTTCACCGGCCCCCGATAACGTAGTAACTCTAATCGCCTCAACTGAAACAAATAAATCAATAGCATCTCCCAGAGAAGTTAGCCCCATAGTAACGGTTGCTGCCTGGAATATTTCATAACGTCTAGCTTGAACAATAGCTACATCAGTATTACCTTCATCATCTAATGGTGTATTACCATAAGAGCCTTGCGACCATGCAAGATCTTTCTCTTCATCAAAGAATCCAAATTCATCCATATTCCCTACAAAGTTCTCAGACCAAGCTCCATCATAGTCTCCCATTAAGATAAACTGATCGTAGTCTGAATAGTTGTCAGTACCGTCTGAGGTTGTTGTATCCTCTGATACACCATCCACATATAATGTATAAGCATCTGTACCATCAAACGTAACCGCTATATGATGCCAGGCATTTGTGCTGATAGCTGANGACTGTAGTTCAAACTCATCCCCTTCATCACCCTCAACATTAATCCGCATTGAAGAGTCTATAAACATGAACATCGCATCTGACCCATTGGAGAAAGTACACAATGTTTCATCTCCAGCAATACCCGGATCTCTCTGTATGAAGAAAGAAATTGTAAAGTCTCCACCTGCAAAGTTAGATGTACAATCAAAGACTCTACCGACATCCGCTGCACCCTCTAAAGCTTGCACCCCTGAGAATATTGCATCCCCAGCCGCAACGTATGTTGGCGAGCCTGCGTCAGCAACATCAGGATTATCAAAAATGTATTCTTTCCTATCTCTTAAATCTCCATCAAATCTCAACCAAGCTAAACAACTTGTGTCTTCAGCAGTAATATTCGTGTAATCAATCGGCTGATATGAAACAAAGTTTCCAGCGTTGTATATAGAATCATGCCAAGCTTCAGTTTTCGCTGCATCGAAAATTCCGATCTCATCAATCACAACATCAGCTTTAGAACCTCCACCTCCAGCTTCATCTCTTAATAGGTAGATTCCGTTAATCGTACTGTAATTATACGTAGCCCCTTCCACATCTGTAACGGTAGCTAGAGCATCAACATATAAGGAAACTGTTCCATTAGTTGCATGTACAAGAGTCACCTGATGGAAAACACTCGTACCATGTGTAATTGTTCTAGTCACTGTCCATTTTGCCGCAGGTACTGAATCGTAATAAGTAGCCGTAATATCGCCAGCATTAATTATAATCTCGATGTAATCATTGCCAGAAGTATTAGCTAATTCTAGTAATGTCTCCCCTGTCGCTGCTGCATTAGCTTTATATGCAAAGGAAATAGTCCAAGCTGCTGCATTTGCAAAACCAGTGAATGTAGTGGCTGAGGCTGATTTACCTCCATCACTATCGAATGCGTATCCAATAGTACCTAATACAAACGTATCAAAGTCCGGAGTTAGATTTACACTACCAATCGAATCGTCACAATCCCTTGCAAATTCATACCAATGTCGCAAGTCATCATCAAGAGTGGTTTCCTGAATCGACTTATAATAACCTGAATAAAATCCGTTTGCAGCTTTAGAAGCCCAGGTTGCTCCTACTGCTTTAGAAGCATAATTTCCTTCTGTCCCAGCTTCAACATCAAAGTTGTCGTGGAAATTTGCTCTAGGATCAAATAAATTAATATCATCCGCTAATTTTGCTATTGAGAGTTTCTTAACAAGTTCAATGTCGTCGGTGATGACTCGACCAGAATTTCTTGTTGCCTCAACTCCTAAGCTTAAATATGACATTAGTATCGTGGGTTAGTTAGTACTTTCTTATGAGAATAGAAATCTACGTACATAAATTTAGATCCAGACGCATAAGAAATTCTTCTCGACAACAATACTCTATCCATTGACCTCGTTGTCGTCGTTGGAATATTAGTCGTATGTGTTGCTACTACTGTACCATCAATCTTGAACACTACACTAGTTGCGTCCGCATTTACTATAATCTCAAATTTATGCCAATCAGTATCCACTACCTCACTCGTTGCTGTTGTAGTTGATGTGCCGCTCCGTCTCGTAGTAACTCTCCAATTAGGCGACTCATCAAAATTGTATTCAAACCAAATACCGTCTGGCCAAGAACTTATCGCACTCCAACTAGTTGCATATCTATACCCCATATATGAAGTCATAACATTCCCAGCTGTAGATAAACTCTGTATCCGTGTAATCCATGTCTGCGTATCTTCACCATCTCCTAATAAGAATGATCCATATAAACCTGTAGCTAAAGTACAGTAATTATTTAAACCATTTGTGCCAAGCTTCGCTANACCTGGATGATCTGTAAAATCACTTGGACTAGCTACAAAACCTACTGCGGAACCTGAATGAAATGCAACCCAGGGATCAACTGTACCTGAATGATATGTAATGAAATCATCGTAAAAAAATACAACTTTATACTGCTCATCTGGCGCAATGTAACCTGCTTCGCCAGCACTACTACCTCCCGATGATGGGTTCAATCCTAGTCCCATAGCTTTACACAGTTATGAAATAAAATTGAAGAGTTCCTGCTGAAGCATTACCCGCTACATATAAATTAGCTATATTAGCTACACCAATTACAATGCGTTCTCCAGCTTCCATTACGAAATATGAATCGCCTCCTGCTGGATCAGAATTAGCCGATACCCTCAAATCTGTGCTTGGCCTCAATGAAACCTCAGCTGCATTCGTAGGAATAGCTAAAGTAAGATTGGCTGTAGTATACGCTAATGGTGAATCTTGCGCTACTGTTGTCGCATCCGATGTTGAGATACTACTGCCTGTATGTATTCGTGGGCCATTAGCACTAGGCTTTAACCCTCCAAAAACTTTGTCTGCCATACACTATTACGTTAAAGCATTCTTNAGACTACTATACTCCTTTTTCTGACCTTTGTCTAAGTGCATCCACCCAATTTCTTTCAATTCAGCGAATCTTTCTTCAGGAGTCTGCTCCCCAGCAGGGGCTTCTTCCGATCCCTCAGCCACTTCTTCAGCCTCTCCTTTCTCTAAAGGAATTTCTCCAATAAGCTCTGGCTTGTCAGCTTTCTTCCCCTTGAAATCTTGAACTACTTCCTTAATCTCACTAGTTATAGCTGGTACGTCAACACTAGTTTCTCGATCTAGTAGAGCTTGCATCACTTCTCCACGTTCTTTACGTGTCATAGTTTGTGCAACTAATTTATCTCCACGTAGAATATCGTGGAATCTGCCAAGGTTAATAAGAATGAAATCAGCTAAATGTTTAGCTAGATGGATTGCGATATGCCCTGGGAATTGCTGTGTTTTCCCTGCTTCAACAGTAAACGGTGTCCCACCCCATGTATGTGTGAATGGCACATTTAATGGATTAGTAACTGTTCTAATTTGAGTTTCGATAGGCAAGTGATCCTGCCCTGTATTTCCTTTAGCCATTGTATAAAATTAAAGAATATATATTTAACGACTTGTCCAACCCTCTTCTTGCGAAGAAGGAAGGATAAATTGTTAAGCACAATCTAAGAAAGTTGCCACAGTATCATCGCCATCGACATCAGCAGCTACAGCCACCCCAAGAGGTTTGTATGTAGAAGCTGTACCAGCAGTGACGCTGTTTACAACACCATCAGCTCCAAGGATGATAGTATCGCCATCAGCGATATCATCATCTCCATTGGTATTAACAGTAGCGTGATAACCGTAACATTGCACCCATCCATAAGATGAAGCAGCAATAGCTCCGATACCAACACCAGCTGGTTGATTTGGACTAGCATCTGAAATATCAGACGAAGCTGTTTGTCGCAACGTATCTGAATACGCTAGAGCGACACCAGAAGCNACAGTTGTATCGGCAGCAGCTTGCATGTATCTGAATCCTCGTAGAGCATTGGTTGAGTCGAACTCATACCGTAGTATCCCGACCTGCTCTTGAGCAGTGGTACTAGAGTCTGTGAGGGCAGTCTTCCAAGCTATCTCCGAAAAGATTGAAGCACCCATATTACTTAATTAAATTTTAAATCAATTTTGAAAATTTTAGAGATTTTTCAACTCGTTAGGCCGCAGCCCTGAAAATTTCGTAATCAATAATAGTATCATTACTTGGATCTCCAGAAAATGTAACCGTCAACGTATTTGTCGTCATGACAGCCTTGGCGATTGTTACATTGTTCGTACCATCATCTACTAGAGTGACTGAAACTTTATCTGTCGAAAGCGCACCTGTGACAGTAATAGCTTCAGCAGCAGCACCACCACTTGTTGTGTGCTTATTCCCGAATACAGAAATATCTGTAGGTTCGATGCCAGAATCCAAATGTTCTTTACTGATTGCGTCATCAGCTACTTTAGCCCCCGTTACAATATCCGCTCCAAGATCATCGGACTTGAGAGTCGCACCGAACTTGAGAGCTGGGATATAATCTTCTGCATTAACCATAAGATTACAAGGTTATATTATACTGATGTTACGCCTTGTAGTACTCCACTTCTGTTAGGATTGTGGTTTACTAGATCACCGTAAGCTAGGAATTGACCAATCTCAGCGTCTTGATTGACCGGTTCTTTCAGACCTGTCCAAGTAAATGGCATGAGTCCTTCTTGCTCGTAGTAACCGTCGATCATTCCTCCACCTCGTCCAGTCGTAGAATGGATTGGATGTGGTAGGCTGACCCATTTAAGGTACTTCTCGTTAAGGAAGTACATATACCCTGCGGTACATTTTTCGTCCTTAACAACTGGTGTTCCTCTATACCATAGAGCATCGAATCCGATTTCTCCNTTAAGCGCACCTCGTGAAGCTGAAATGCCTCCTTTAGTGACCTGAGCGAAACCTGAAGCATCGTAACCTGCTCTTACTGTAGGTTGTAGAAGCTGTTCGTAGAACGCCCATACAGCCTCCGTAGTTACGATTAGAGTAGGATTGTCTCCTCCAACGGTACAACTATCATACATAGTTGCCATACCAGAGAGAGTCAAAGCTCCAACTCCTGAAGTAACATTAGCTTGTAATGTTGTATATGTAGCTCTAGCTAGACCTCCATATGTAGCCGCTACTGANCCGTCATCAACGGCAGCAGCTAGACCAGTGAAATCCTTACTAGAATTTCCAGTACCGTCGCTATAGAACGCAGTACCGACACCATCAGCCATGTCATCTTGTGCAGATGCCATCTCAACACTTAAAAGGTCGAGGACACCTTCTCTTGTCTTAGCGTTGACCGCCATTTCAAGATTAGATAACACAACAGATTGGTAGTATGCTTTAGGATTGAAAGACATTTGCACACGAGTGTTTGGTCGAGTCGTACTGAAAGTATCGAAACCATCATACGATCCACCAGCAGTCGATGAGCTAGTCTTAACTGTAACCTTATATGTTTCTCCTTTCCAAGGTACTGCATTTCCCATGAGTCTCATAGTCAATACATTTGAACCAAGGACAGTATCAAACACTTTCGGTACAATATGATCCTGCGTGACCGAGGTCACAACGTCATCAAAAGTCATGATTACCAATTAAATTTTATTTATCGGGGTGATATTGTTTTATATACCCCTTTGCTTTGGCGACGACATCATCAAGTGAGTCCGTCTTATTAACCCTGATCTTGATCTTACCGAGATCCTTTTCACCAGACGTTTTGCTCGATCTGGTGGAGACTTTCTTCTCAGTGCCTTCTGGTTCTTCTTCAGCTCCATCATTATCAGTTGCAGCTTTAGATCCACCTGATAACTTCAGATAAACCTTATATGCCTGCTTAGGAGAGAGTGGGATCTGCTTACCGTCAATATCTTGACCGTATTCATTAGCAATATCCATGATCTCCTGCTCCTGAGAGGATGTTAAATTTGTCCCCTCTTTAGATAACTCGTCAATCAAGTTATCCATTTCTTGATCGAGGACTTCTGCCATATCTGGCACAGTGTCCTCCCCCTGTTCCGGTGTATAATCTTCCCCTTTCTGAAGAGCCACCACCTCCTTCAAGAGATTCGCCATCTCTGACATATCTTTAGACTGCTGCTCAACTTGAGCTTTTAATCGCCTGTTGTTTCGCTGCTGTCTACGCCATGCAGGATGTTTATGAAACTCCTGGGGAATGTCTTTCTTGTCATCATCTGACTCAGATTTTTGTTCATCAGCAGGCTTGTCTGCCTCGCTCTCAGATTCTCCGTCCTGTGTTTTAGCGTCTTCACTGACGTTAGAATCGGTATCTGGTTCAACCTTTTCCTGATTGCCGACTTCAGGGGAGTCTGGTTGCACTCCTGCTGCATCAGCAGCTTCGGCATTTGGTTCATCCATATAATCTATTAAAGATTTGAACTATACACTGTAATCTTAACAATAATTACGCTGCACTGTCAAATGTCCCTCCAGTAAACTCTTGAGCGGCTATCTCTTCCCTCGCAGTACCAGCTTGTGCTTTGACGGTAGCAACCTCAGCTAACATATGTTCCTTAATCACCTTCGCTATCTCTGGAGTTAGTGCTCCAGCTTCTTTCATATCCATCACTAACTGCTGATGTAACGCTAGATGTTGAGGTGTAGCTCCTTCAAACGGAGGAACTGGCTGTCCTTTAGCAAGAGCTTTATTCTCAGCTCCAGCTCGTAAGATAGATATCATAACCTTCTCCTCTTTATCTCCCTTAGTAGCTGCATCGTATTCACTCTTAACTCTAGCAAAGACTTGCTCTGGAGCTAATTGCATCATCATAGTTCTCTCAGCTGTCTTAAACGGATGAGGATCACCAAGACGTTCATGTAACGAAATTATATCAATTGCTTTCATCTGCCAGAGCTGGATAGCCTCAGCAGCCTCAGCTACCTTATCCTTAATCAAGGTAGACCCTTGTCTAACCTTAATATTAGCTCCCTCTTCAATTACGTTCTTATCAATCTTTAACTGCTTACTTGTCCCATCTTTNCCAATAAACGGAACGAAATGAGCCTTCTTAAAATGTACAATAATAAGCTGAGCGAAAGCTTTATACAGATCTTCCATCACCCTCTCTAACATCTGTACTAATTCTCCGATCCTTTCCTGATCCGATTCCTTCAATAAACGTCTACCACCAAATGTCTCCTCACCTGGAGTCTTCTCTCCTCTAGTAGTCGAGTGTGTACCAAATATATTATCAATCTCAGCAATAGACTGGAGCATATCATTAAATACAAAAGGCTGGAGCTGTTTGCCACCGAACTCCTGTACTGAACCAGGATTACCGTTCTCTAGCCAGGCTACACCGTTAGGTTCTTTACGTTTATCTTCAATAACAGCTGCCTCTTCCTTCGTGATCCCAAGACCTCCATAAGCTACAAGTACACCATTAGCTTTGTCTGATGTATCTGAGATCTGTCTCTTCCTCTTATTAATAGCATCCTGGATCGTCATGATCTGCTCAACTAATGTAGTCTGAGCATATTGGTTTAATCCAAGTGTCCATAAATCACTAAATATATAATCTGTCTGTGCAGTCGTCCAGAAATTCCTTCCCTTCTTATTCCAGTGTGGATTCTCAATCTTCTCCAATACAACATCAGCTATTTTCCAGAACTTCATCTGAGGAGTAGTGATCTCGTAATAACCAACCTGTGAACCTTTACCGTTGCCTTCCCCTCCCTTCATCTCAGCTATAGCCTCTTTAATCTCCTTCTCCTTATCAGGGAATTTATTTAATAAGAACCCTAAGCTATCAACATGATACTCAATTACATACTCACCACTCTGATTAGGTGGCAACAAAATCCTCTGAGGTCGAACATTCTCAACCCAGATCTCCTTAGTCTCCTCATCGTACCCAAACTTCAAGACACCAATAAAATACAACTCCTGAAATCTCAAAAAGTCTTTCAATAACTGAGCGATCTTATTCTCGTCAGCTATAGCTAACATGATCTCCTCTAAATTGTCTGAATAAACCCGGTTATCAANCTCAGAACTCGAATCATCGTTAGGTGGTAAACTCACCTGCGGAGCTGGTAAATTACTAGTAGCTCTAGGTAATACTGTCTCTAAACTCTGAAACAACTTATTCAATACTATCCTAGCCTCATACTGCTTCAACCNCTTACTGTTCAACTGATGCCCTAAATAATAGCTCTCATGCTTGTCCATCCTCTTCTTCATCTTAGTGAACAATGGCTTAGCATCGTCAATATACCCGTTAGCAATAGCTATCAGGTCTGCATCCTCCAGATCCATCTCCGGGGTATTCAACAACTGCCCCTTTAAACCTTCCTGTAAATTATCATCAGCTTGTGTCGTACTTTGTTGTCTATTCATATATATACGTTAACACAATATATTATACATTACTTCAAGAATATATCCAATCATCTTCCCTTACAGGCTCCTTAGCTAGTATAGGTAACGCTGCCATCTCTTCTCCAATGATCTCAATACCTGTACTCACCCAAGGCTCAACTGTCCTAGTACCAGCTCTTAACCTCTGTACCTTACTTAACGCTGCCTGGAAATATACAGTAGAGTGGACTAAGTGCTCATGCCCCTGCTTCTCCCAACGACTCTCTGGTATACCAACCTGATTCTCCTCCGTNACCTTATAAATATTCCCCCAATGGAAAATGAACTCCTTCAGCTCACTATCAGCATAAGACTGAGAAGATCTACCAGGTGCATTAAACACCATGTCCCCCCCCTTAATACTAGCTACTGCCTCGTCAATTGCTTTAGTCCTCTCCATATATACAAAGCCTTGCTGCTTCTTCTCACCCCATTGATACAGCTCCTTACGCATCAAATTCTTCTTGTAAAAACAACAATAAACCTGAACTCCTTTAGGTGCTCCATTCCTCTCAATATAGTTCCTCCTGGGATATGAGTCAGGCATCGCATCAATCACTGTGACCGGCTTGTACTTCATCATTAAATTCTCTATCTCATCCCAGGTTTCAACTGAGCCTGTCTGGAATATCCCATCATGATTCCCNAATACATAATGCTTGTGATGATACCCAACATCTACCCCCATCGCATTTCGCATCTTAGGATTCTCCTCAGCTACAATATTATTGATTATCATCTCTGGCGGTACTTTGTCCTCAGATGCAATATAAGGAAGACCTAATATCATTGTATGAAATGTCTCCGGACTCTTAGTCTCCTTCAAATAAACAAGCTCCTTAGCACTCACCCAAGGACACATAAGCTGATTTATGTGATAGCCGTGCATCTCCTTCCCTTTCTGATTTATCACCCATTCACCGTCGTGCCTGTCTTCCTCGCTCAATGGCTGCTTGCACTTTGCACATATATATATCTTCTGGTCTTCATCAACATTTAAGTCGTAACGCAAATCCTGATAATGATTGCACCTAGAACATTGGATCATCCAACGCCTCATATCTGAGTTCATATACATCTGATCTATCCCNCCTGGACGGATTGGGTTGCTAAAATACCATTCACCCTTGTACTTAGACTTCTGTAGCCTAGAAGAATACGTATCTATAGTAGCTAAGTTGGATGCGTCAACCTCATCGTATACATTTAAGTCACTGGTGTGCATGATAGCTGCCTTCTTTCCATGTGTGCCTCTGTACCAGATGAAATTATTCCCTATAGCCTTCTTTGTCAAGGTGTCAGATTTCCCCACTACACGCAGCAAGGGAGGATTATCCTCAATAATTTTGTTCACCTTAGATGGGACGAAATCTTTTACATCATCAAAAGTGGGGAGAGTGTAAATACAGTTAAGCCCACGATGAATCGAACCATACAATGTTTTCAATATAGCTAAAGTAGACCAGCCAATCTGAGCGGATTTCATGCAGCATTGCTTCCAGTGCCAGTCCCGGTAAGGCTCAATCATGAAATAATGCTCATCGAAGCCGAGGGGATCTCCACGCTCATTCTTGAGCTTGTTCTTCAATAGCCAGCCGAGGACTGACTGGTTCAGGTCTGTGTTCTCAGGGAGATTGTTTTCTGTCATAGTTAGATCATACTGGTTTGCTTCATTATGTCAAATAGGATTTGGTCTAAATTTCAGATTGTGCGGAGCTTGACACTAGAAATTACCACGCCCCCGCAAACCCCCCTATGCCCCCTCGAAAATCTGCTTCAATCGTGTGTTCTTGGCTTGCACAAGCGCAATGCTCTGCGTTGACGTGCTCAAAAATTAGCACCCTCATTGTGTGCAACCCATGTTTGCATATCATATCCACAAATTATGATGGCTTAAACAAGGGCAGAACAGGGATAGTCTTTGACAATATACATTGTGCGGGATAGGTGGAGGGAATGAGGCGGGCAAGGCAAGGGGGATTGCGTAACTGTCCAGCCAAAGTTTTGCACAAGTTTTGAACATTGACATATAACACTATATTAATTAAACGTGTATAGACTTGACGAAATA